CGCTGCTTTCCCTCATGTATATTGTCTTGCCATTGGTGCCCACGTAGAACAGCAGCACCTGGGCCGCTCGACTGGCTAGGGCAACGCCGGCATTGGCGGCGGCCTCCACAAACGTCCAGTTGCCGAAATTGCTGCCTGGACCGGGGCTGGTCACCCGCTGGCGATAGAGAGAGCCGCTGTCCACACGGGAGCGGATGAGGGAGCCATCGCCGGGCATGGTGGCGGCATGATAGCTGTCGGCCTCGCTGCCCGAGTACAGGCGTTGCCAGTCCAGGCGACGGATGCCGCCGATCTGGTCGGTGATCTGCACCTTCAGGTAAGGGATGGCGCTGGCACTCTTCTGGGCGGCGAGCAGGGCGGAGGGCAAGGTTCGCATGTTCCGGGCAGCTAGCTATGCCCCAGGAGGTCCGCCAGCGTGGCAGGCAGCTCCCGTCCCGCCTTCTGGTAATGAGAAGCCAGGTGGCGGGCCGCCGCCAGGATCTGCTCTGGCGTCGCCTCTACCCGGCGGCCGCGATACCCGGCCGGCGAGAGGGCGGCGACCGCTGCCGCCGTGCGCTGCCAATCCACCGTCCGCTCGCTGTCCAGCCGCCCCTTGAGGGCGCGGAAGATGGCTCGCGTGTGGTGAGGCAGCTTCCAGGTATCGGGGTCGTCAGGGTCGCCGACGATGGCGAAGGCCTCGGCCGGGAGCCCTTCCCTTCGCAACTGGAGGCCGGAATGAATCTTTGCCACCGACATGGTAGTTCTCACCTCTTCTCTATGGTTGCCAGACAGTGCTCTGGTCGACCGGCGATGTGGCTGGCGTGTACAGTTGCCGCACCCGCACGGCGTTGCGGCGGCTGTGCTTGGCCAGGGCGTGGGAGAAGACGGCCAGGCGTTCCTGGCCCCAGGTCAGGTACTGACGCCAGACGTCCTGCCCGCCCACGTTAACGCGATTGGTGGCGAAGCTGGCCCACTCCAGGGCGGCGTAGGCGGCGGCGCCGGTCGCCACCAGCTCCTCCAGGTGGGGTGGGATGGTCGAGGTGGAGGCGTCCAGGGTGTGCATCCGGCCGTAGTAGATATTGACCGATTGGTCACCAGGGGGCTTCGCGTCCACTAGGAGGGTGAGGGTGCTTGCCCACAGGGAGTAGGGGACGTAGCTGGGCGGATACATGTCTACCGGATACTCCGCCGCTTCCACAGCCACTAGGTCGCTGAGGCTGGCCAGGGAGATATCGCGGCTACCTTCGCTGGTGGTCAGGGTAGCTTTGGCCTCCAGGGGGATGGCCAGGCTCAGCTCCCGCACCACCCGCTCGATGTGACGGTCCAACTCATCGTCGCTCCAGCGCTGGTTGGCCGGGTCCTCGTCGTGCAGGTCGCGCCGGACGCGCGTTCTCATCTCCGATAGGTTCACGGGCTACCTCCCCTGACTAGGCCTGCTGCAGCATGGCCCTCACTGAGGCAATGAGAACCTCTGACTCGCTGAGGTAAGCGTCTATGAACTCCTCCAGCTCAGCGCGCTGAGCCTCTGAGAAGCCTACCGACAACTGGCCGTCTGGCGAACGCCAGATGACGCCCGCGTGCAGGTGGTTGGTTAGCTGGCGGATCGTGTCCTGGCGCTGGGACAGGCCGCTGAGCATGTTCACTAGCGTTTCCAGATTCTTTTCGCTGAGGCCCATCGTTTCTCCTCCGTTAGGCCGCTTCCAGGGTCATGTAGCTTCCCGACCTGACGATCCGGTAGAGCGTGCTGCCGAACTTCAGGTAGAGGTTGCTCTTGTCGGCGGGCGGGTCGGCGCCGCCGAGCAGCCGCAGGTAGGGGGTGGTCGGCCCGAGCTCCAGCAGGCGGACGGTGGCCGCCGTCTGGTCGAGGATACGAAGGCCGTAGGCTGTGCCCGCGCCAGAGCCGCCCTGGTTTTCGATGTCGATGCCGAAGACGTTGTCCGGCTTGCTGGCGCCCCAGTAGGCAGCCGATACGTGGAGACCCCTTACGGTCGAGAGGAGGCCTGTCCCTGACGCGCCGCTCTGCTGCTGGATGAGGATGCCCCCTAGTTGGTAGCAGGGGCTGGGGGTATTGTGCTGGGCGAAGAAGTAGAGACCGTAGACGTAGGAGGCGCTGGGGGTGCCCTGGCCGACGGACCCGCCGCTGAGACCGTAGGTGAACTGGGGGCCAGCGGCTCGATTCCCATACACCAGGTTGTAGACGCCGCAGGCGGGGTGCGCTGACAGGGTTCCGATGACGCTGACCAGCCTGCCGTCGTTGGGGGTCGCGTCAGCAAAGGCCGCGTGCTGGCTCACACGGAGGTCACCGGCGAGGGCTACATGCGGGCTGGTGGGTGAGAGGGTGATGCGGTTGTTGCCGCCTGAGTCGCGGATGGTGTTCTGGCTGAGGCGCAGGATCTCGATCAGGGCCTCGCCTTGGGAGGGAACGAATCCGGTGTGGCCTGATTGGGCATAGCCCAGGTTGGATAGAGCTGCGTGATTGTTCGAGCCGCCGCCCTCCGGTTCGCCAAACAGTCTCAGTCCGCCCATGTTTTCCCTTCTAGCTCAAGGAAGCATAAACAGAAATGGAAAGGCTGGCGGCGGTGGCCGATACCACCTTCAGAAACACGGTGGCTCCCCTTACCTCCGCCTCCAGGCTGGGGATCGGATTGGCGGCCAACTCCTCCTGGCTGAAGCTGCGCTCACAGCCGCGGAAGTACTTGCCCGCCGTGGCATCCCACACCAGGAGCTGCACCTTGAGGGAAGTCAGGCCTGTAGAGCCGCTGGTGTCCAGATCGAAGCGGACATTGCGGTAGCCGCTGCAGTCCACCCCCGCGCTGGCGCTGGTGGGGTCGGAGGGGTCGGCCGCCGTCAGGCCGCTGCGATGGACGATGGGCGCCGTCTCCTCGTAGACCGGCCCCTTGGGCACACCCTGAGAATCGATGCGAACGTTGGCCACGGATTCTCCCTTCGGTCGGCTGAGTCAAGGGCCGAGGGCTAGGGGGGCATCGGATTGGCCTCCCCATGGCCCAGGCTTATGGTCATCAACTTTTGGATTTATCTCTGAGGGTTGAAACCCTCAGCTTCGAGGAAGCTGCGGATTTCAATCTGCAGGAGTGGCCTATGGCCGCACACCCACCAGCTTGGCCAGCTTGAGGGTGTTGAACAGAGCGGTGGCCGTGTACCACTTGATGCGGCTGCGGCTGGCGTCCTTCTGCTCCAGGCTTCCCACGCGCTCCACCTGCAGACCACCCGGCCCGGTGAGGCCGGCTAGAGCCCCCTCGCCGAACTGGAGGGCGTAGATGGTGGAGCAGTCGGTGCTGGTGCCCACCGTCTGGTTGTCGGGGATGTAGTCGGACACGCCGAGGGGGATGCCGTCGTAGTACTGGACCATCTGGCCGAACTGGTCGCGGTCGCTCTCCAGGAAGGTGCCGGCGGTACGGCCCAGCTTATTGATGATGCGACGGCTGCGCCGGCTCATCAGCAGGAGCTCTGGCTTGCCGCCCTTCACCGTGTCCACCAGCTCGTCCAGCTTGTCCAGGGTCAGGGAGCCGCCGTTCACCCCCATGCTCAGCGTCTGGCCGGACTGGCACAGTTTGTCGATGCCGTCGAAGGCCTTGGGGTTGGTGGACGAGTCGCCGCTGATGAACGTCTGCTCGAACAGGTCGCGCACCGCCTTGGCCTTCAGCTCGATGACGGCCGCCTCCAGGTCCTGGACGTTGGAGCGGGTGGCCACAAGGTAGTTATCGATGTCGGCGTCGCCGCCCATGATCTTGAGGGTGGCCGTGACCTGGGAGAAGGTGGGGGTCGATTCCGTCCAGGTGTCGCCCACGTCGTAGAAGGAGGCGGTGGCGGCGGTGCTCTCGCGGTTGTAGGTGAGGCCGTTGCCCACGATCTCGATGAAGGGCAGTACCTGGAGGACGGGGCTGTCCTTGATGATCGTCTCGATGACGCCCACTAGGAGGACGTCGTTGGAAAGCTTGGATGCTTCGGCCAGGGTTAGGGCCATTTTCTACACACTCCTTTCCTTTGTTCGATCCGTCGCTGCTACCGTTGCCGTGATAAGCCGTAGGCAATCTTCTCGCCGGGGCTGAGCGCCGAGAGGTCGGGGGCGCGCCGAGCGGGGGCACCGGTAGGCACCCGCAGGGCCTGGGCTTGCGACTCCAGGTGGCTGCGTAGCTGGGCGACCATGCGCAGGGCGGCCTCCAGTTGCTGGTCCACCTCCTCCACCGTCTCGCCGCCCACCAGATCGGGCGGCACCTCCGGCCTGCCGGCCAGCAGGACATCGCGATACTTGCTGGCCGCCGTCTTTAGGCTGACCTGGAGCGCTTCCGCCTCCTGGCGGAGGCCAGCAAGCTCCTCGTCGCGGGCGCCAACCTGGGCCTGGGCCTCGCCCAGGGAGGCGGAGAGCTGGCTTTGCTCCTCCCGGAGCTGAGCCAGGGTCTCCTCCAGGTGGGCAGCTCGCGCCTCGCGGTCGGCGGCGATGGACTGCAGGCGGTCGACCTCCGCCTGGGCATCAGCTAGCTCGTCCTGAAGGGCGGTCATCTCTTCGTCTGTCACTGTCGAAAACCTCCGCTGGCTAATCTTGGCGAGGGGAATAATAGGACATACGTTCTATCCTCGTCAAGGATGAGGTGTCACAGCGGCCGGTTGCTGTAACAAATGGCAGGGAGTCGTCCTCTTATCTGTTTGGGGGTATTGTGCGGACTTTGCAGGGGCGGATTTTCATGAGGGGGGAGAGATGAAGAGATTTCTGGCAGCGGTGGCACTGATGACGGTACTGGCGCTGGCGCTCGCCTGCGGATCAGGGGGCGGCGGGGGGCAGCCGGCGGCTGACATAGGCGTCAGCCCCGGCGCGGAGCAAGGTCAGGCGCCGCCAGCGGCCACGCCGACGGCCACGCCGACGGCCACGCCGACGGCCGAGTCCACCCCCTCGGCAGCAGCGGGCCTGGCGGAGGAGCTGGACGAACTGGTGCTGGGCGAGGACGACGTGCCGATCGACTTCTCCTCGCTGGGCAGCATGAGCCTCGATTTGGGCCTCGATTTCCTGGTTTTGCCCTTACCCCAGGGAATGACAGCCCACATGAGCATGTTTGCCACCCCAGACAGCCAAGACATGATCATCTCCATGGTTATCCTGATGGAGGACGACACGCTCTTGGAGGAGGCCTTCTCGCAGATAGACAACCTGAGTCCCGAAGAGATGGAGAAGGCTTTCAGCATGTTCGGCGACTACTCGGATCTGGGACTGACCCTTCTCGACACCCGCGAGCTGGACGTCTCCGGCCTGGGCGACCGGGCCTACGGCTTGGGCCTGACGATGGAGATGCCCCAGGTGGGCGTTATGGACTGCGAGATGGTGTTCTTTGGCGAGGGGTCAGTGCTGGCGGTGGCCATGACGATGGCCATGCGCGGCGGCACTGCCGTTGACGTCGTGCCCCTGGCGGAGACGATGGCCGACAAGATAGAGGCTGCTGTCCAGTAGACGAAACCAACCCGCTAGACACTCGCGGCGCCCCGGTGCAAGGCCGGGGCGCCTTTTCTAGTCTTCCTTCCCCCTCTTCCCCTCCTCCTCCAGCCAGCGGGCGAACTCTGTCTCCGGGTCCTCCACCCCCAGCTCGTCGGCGGCGCGACGGCGGGAGTGGATGCCCGCCGCCACCAGGCGCGCCTCGTCCTCCACCAGCCGGCTCCGGTCCTGGGGCAGCAGCGGCCCCCAGATGGCCCGCGTCCGGTAGGGGGCGTAGGACACGCCGGTGTGCTGCTCCAGGATGCGCAGGATCATCTCGTTGCGCCGCTTGTAGACCGCGCTGCGCAGCAGCCGCTTGCGCTGCACCTTCTTCAGCAGCGGGTCCAGCTCCATCTGGAGCGCCACCCCCGATAGCCCCTGGCGGTTCTCCCCGAAGGCCGTGCGTGGCGATTCGCCCAGGTCGTGCAGGGTGCGGTACACCAGGTCGATGTAGTCGGCGTGCAGGCGGACGCCGCCGCCCTGGAGCAGGTCGAGCAGGTAGGCGCGCGCCTTCTCCGGCAGCTCCCACACTGCCCCCGGCTGCACAGCGATGTCCTCGGCCTCGGTGACGTTCTCCAGCACGGCAATCGGATTGCCCGAAAGCTCCAGGATCATCGAAAGCTGGGACATGGCCCGATTGAGCTCCCGCACCGACTCGCGGATGGCCGGGATGTCGGAGACGCCCCAGAACTTCTTGGGCTCGCGCAGGTTGGGGAAGATGACGAAGGGGATGAAGCCGTAGGGGTTGGCCTTCGACTCCAGCAGGTCGTTGTCCAGCCACAGCTCGAACTCCTGCTGCGTCCACACCTCCACCACCGTCGATTCTCGCCGCCGCCCCGACGAAGTCGGGGAAGGCTGGATGCCGTACAGCATCTGCACCTCCTCCGCCGATAGCTGGTAGCGGCTGGCCACCCGCCACACGCGGGTCACATCGTCGCCCAGCCACCAGACGTAGAGGCCCTGCACGTCCGGTGCCCCTACCCTCACCCGTCGCTCCAGGGGGTCCCAGGTCACCTTGAAGGCGGCGTCGCCCAGGATGGAGCAGTCGCTCTCCGTATCGAAGTCCAGTTGCTCCAGGTTGTTGACCTCCGACACCTCCCGCAGGACGGCCTCCACCCGCCGGGCCGCCTCGGCGGCCTCGGGCGAGCCGTCCACGGGGTCGACGGCGAACTTGAGCTCGCTCATCACGTAGGAGGCCATCTTGTCGATGATCGTCTTGGCGTAGTTGAAGATGAGGCGGCGCTCGCGGCGGCGGGCCGGCTCCGGCCACTGCGCTCCCTGATAGAAATCCAGGTTGTCGCGATAGGCTTTCAGCCGCCCCAGGTCCAGGCGAGCGAGCTGCTGGGGAAAGGCTAGGGTGTTTGTGGTCGAGCTCTTCATGGTCTCCCCCTTCTCAGTATGCGAAACACAGTGCGGCGGGAGATGCCGTAGCGCCGCGCCAGCATGTCCACCGACAGGCCCTGGCGTCGCCGCAGGCCGAGGATCTCCCGGTCGCGCCCCACGTTGAAGATAGCCCGAACTCCCCCCGGCGCGTCGTAGCGGCAACGGGGCAGGGGACAGCCCAGGCAGGAGGTGTAGAGGTCGCACCCTTCGTCGCGATAGCGGGTGAATTCGGGCAGGGCGTCCTGGCGGACACGGCGCTGGCCTTCGATCATGCCCAGACCTCCTCCCGCAGGCGACCGCGGGCGGCCCGTGGCCGCACGTCCCGCGCTGCCTCCACCAGCAGGGCCACGCTCATCAGATAGTCGTCGTGCCCCTGCGACGGCTCGACGAAGAAGCTCATCGTCTGGCTGGGCCGATAGGCCGCGCGGGCTCGCTCCATCTCCCGCCAGAAGCAGCGATACTCCAGCGAGCCGTCCTGGGCGTATGCCTTCAGGCGGCCGCCGTTGACCGCCGCCAGCAACTGATAGCCCAGCCGCGACTTGCTCTCGCTGGAGAAGCGCACCGGCAGCACCACCTGCGGCCGCAGAGCCGTCGCTAGGAAGCGAGCCACCGTTTCGCCCAGGCCGGTGGCGTCCACGGCCAGCCGCCGCACTTGCCAGACGTGGCCCAGGAGGTCCACCAGCCTCCCGTAGAGCAGGTCGTGGCGCTCGCCCTGGAAGCAGTAGTGCTCCACTACCTCCAGGCGTGGCTCCTGCACCAGGGCATCGCCGGGCGGGAAGACGAGGCGGCCGATGGTGAGGACGGTGGCGTCGTGGTGAGAATTCTCGCTACCGCACCCTAAAGGATGCGGCATGACGCTCAGCGATTCGCCGCCGATGTCCAGGCCGGCGGCGTACGTCTCGCCCGCCGTCGGCTGGCTCTGGCGGCTGTGCTCGCCCTGGAGCTGGGCCCGCTGGGACGGGCTGAACAGCCTGCCGCCGCCAGCGATCGGTTTCAGGCAATACTGGGTGAGGAACAGGGGATGGCTCTCGCCCAGGCGCTGGCGCTCCCCCTCCACGTAGCGGCCGTAGGCGGGGTTGCATTCGGCCACCGCCTGCCAGTCGTACTGGTAGTGGCGGCGGATGCCATCCTTTCGCTCCAGCGCCAGATTGCTCTCTCTGGCCTGCTCCAGGAGGGTGGAGTCGTCCCAGGGGGTGCCGTAGTAGACGGTGGTGGCGTTGGCCGTGGCCGCCATGGGGCGGAACTCCTTGTCGAACTTCTCCTTATCCACGTCCTGGGCCTCGTCCACCTCCAGAAGAAGCTGGGCAGTGTGACCGACGACATTGCTCTGAGGCTCGGCCGAGAGGAATACCTGGCGGGCGCGTCCCACCCGGATGATGTGCCCCTCCTCGC